GGATGCAAATGGTGCTACCGACCCGAAGCAAATCTGCATCATGATTGATAATAAAATCAATCAGCTGATGGACTTGAAGGAGCGCACCATGCGTTCGGCACAGGAACTCACCGAATACACCGCCCTGCGAATTGAGGAAGAAAGAAAGCAAGGAGGGGCATCCATTGTAACACATTTGCCTTGGCTAAATGGAGTGTTGGATGGTGGGTTCCGTGCCGGACAATTGGTAATTGTGGCAGCCCGTCCATCGGTGGGGAAAACAACCCTAGCAATGAACTTTGCATATCATGCAGGGAAAAAGGGTAAAACAACCGCCATCTTTTCACTTGAGATGTCTGCTGACCAGTTATGGAAAAAAATCGCAGCCATAGATTCAGGAGTAGACTTATCTAAGTTTGCATCAGGATTCGACACTGAGGCAGACAGGGAGCTTCTAAAGAGTGGACTAAGCAATATAGCTAAGTTGCCAATCTATGTGGATGATGACTCCTCCCAAAGCATCGCAAGAGTCAGGTCAGCATGTAAGCTAATAAAGCGTCGAGGCTCCCTTGATGCAGTAGTAGTTGATTATGTTGGATTGCTAACTCCTGATGACAAAGGGATGCCAAGAGAGCAACAGGTAGCTCACATATCTCGTACATGTAAGATAATCGCCAAAGAATTAGAATGCGTAGTCTTTCTTGTCTGTCAGTTAAATCGTGAATCTGAGAAGTCCAAGACAGAACCAGGAATGCACAACCTTCGTGAATCGGGTGCGATTGAGCAGGATGCAGATTCTGTAATTCTACTTCATAGAGAAATACTAGGAGATGACCCTGAGAAATGTGCAGTCATTGTAGCGAAGAATAGATTCGGACGCTCAGGACACTCTCGGGACAAGATAAAATTTGACCGTAAGACTCAGCGATTTGTTGAGCAGGTTCAACCAAGACTCAATGGGGGTGATGCAAAACCTGCAACACAATCCGACTTCATTGAGAAAACTCAAAACAGGATATAACGATATGCTAGGAACAGCCGAAGTAACCATCCTCGGACGAGTAGTCGCTGACCCAGAGGTAACCAATACCTCAGGTGGACAAGTGATGAAACTCCGAGTTGCAGTAAATGAACGCCGGAAGAACGGGGAGCACGCGTCCTTCTATAATGTGGATGTTTGGAATGAGAAAAACCAAGCAGCACTATCTAAGGTAAAAAAGGGGGAACCCTTGCTTATCTTCGCATCCATGAGTACTGAGCAGTACGAAGGAAAGAGCGGAGACAAAATTACCGCCACTCGCTTAAGAATGGAGAAATTCCGTTTTGTGGGTGGTTCTAAGGATTCATCCGAGGAAGAACCTTACTGATGCCAAGGACCCCTGAAAAGTCGAATTTCGACCTCGACCTCGAATTTGGTGGCGAACTTGAAAAACAGTTATGTCGCATCTTCGAGGGAGAGGGGTCCGTGGAAGTCAAGGCGGATAGGATGTGGAGCAAGAAGGGCAATTTGGTATTTGAATATATGCGAGTTGACCCTAGCTCTCCCGATGGGTTCATAAGGACAGGATTACTAATCACTAAGGCTACTTGGTGGTGTAATGTTCTGACTAAAGAATGTGTGATAAGTGACCCTGATGAGCCAGTAAGAACAAAGTGGCGAACACAGGGCATGAGGATTTGGCCTGTTGAACAACTCAGGTTTATGCTGATGCATTTGCTTGCTCAAGGCAGGGCATGGGTTGTTGGTGGAGGAGATGGCGGTAGGACGCGAATGATATGCGTACCACTCGATTGCTTGTGTGAAACAAAACTATTCGACTACGAGGTCGACAGGAACATCGCAAGGAGGAGAAGGCAATTCATGGAAGAGGACTTCTCGGCAAAGGATGAGCTAGAAGTACATAACATATTAAAGTATGAGTTCTGTGCATAAGCGAATAGTAGGATTGGCGGGTCCCAAGGGTGTGGGGAAATCAACTTTTGCTAATCAATTGGTCTTTGAATACTACCAAGAGGGATTAGATTCAATCGTGCGGGTAATGAGTTTTGCTACCCCACTCAAAGAGATGCTCGGGTGCATCGTTCACGAAGACTATATCAAGCATGATAAGGAAAGAATAATCCCACACTTAGGGGTGTCTGCTAGACACTGCCTCCAGACATTGGGTACGGAGTGGGGAAGAAATACTATTTCCAATGATATATGGGTAAATCTAGCTAGGCATAGGATAGAAGAATCAGATTCTCAGATTTTCATCATTGATGACGTAAGGTTCGATAACGAAGCAAAAATGATTTTAGACCTAGGCGGTGAGGTGTGGAACCTTTCTCGGGATGGTGTTGGTGGTCAGGATGGTCACATATCAGAAGCAGGGATAAGCAAAGAACTAATTACCAAGGAGGTAAACTTGAATGAAAAGGCGGCAACCATTGAAGAGGAAGACTCCCTTGCGAAGGGTAAGTCAAAAAAGAGCAAAGGAGGCAAAGGAATACATGAAGCTAAGAAAGGAGTTTCTCGAGAAGCTCCCAATCTGTGAAGTGTGTACCAAGAGAAAAGCAACCGATGTTCACCATAAGGACAAGAGAGGAAAGAACTATTTAGAGGTAGATACCTGGTTAAGTGTGTGTCGCAAATGCCACACAAATATTCACGAAAACCCATCATGGGCTAGAGCAAACAATTATTTAATATGACAGAAAAAACAAAACCCACCAAAAACGATAACGCACTTGCGGATGAAATTCTCCGCACAGTCCTTCAGCACGGGGACAAAGATGAGAAAGTAAAGCTTAGTGACGCACTTGGTGCTCTTTGCTTTGCTGGTCTTGAGATTTATTTTGCCTCTCGATTCGCCTCTCAAAGTCCCGAGCAGCCCGAAGGTGACGACAAGAGCGAAAAGGACGCTGACCAAGCTTCAGCTTAGGACCAAGATTAAAGTGCCAATATTCACAGCTACACTCCCCGAAACCATCATATTCGTCGAGGTCAGCTAAATGAATATTGTCAGAGTTGCTTAGACTCGTCACTAAATAGCGGCGAGCTTCTAAGTGCTCTATATTCACTTATTTCGCTTCAGAGAGAACTGCTTTAAGCTTAAGTAGCTTGTCGAGCAAGAGTTGCTTCTCGCTCACTAGCTTCTTTTCGCGGTTCAGAAGATACTCGTAGTCTGCTTTGAGTATATTCTGCTCTGCTTGCAGTTCCTTTTTGAGGCGATTGTTATTACTTATATTTTCCATCCGAAGTTATCTCCAAATTCTTTTTTTCCCCAGCAGTTGTTTTCTTTAACCAAAGCAAGGTACGGAGCATAGCATCCACACCCCATTGATAAATTTTCCTGCGGGCGACATCGTTTACTCGTCACATCATATATTGGGCACGCCATACATGCTTTCATCCTCGCCCTCCAAATAGGACGAGTTACCTGTCCATTAATGAGCAAGCGTAAGCTTGCTCGAATTATTTTTATCCATTCAGGTAGGCGAACATTGCCACCATACAATATCTTTATCCACTGAGAGAATCTTTTTCGTGAAATCATGCCGTACGATTTACTACACCGGAAAGGAAGTTTCCTTGCATAGCTAACATATTCTTTAGCTCTTCAATCTCCTCTTCCTTCTCATCCTCGGTTTTTTCGACCTGCATAGGCACATAAGAAGCCACGGGAACCCCACCAACTTGCTGAGTGGGCACTGCCATACTTGTTGGGCCACCCCCTGCGGCTGCTCCTACATTAACAGGGATTGCAACAGGTTGTGCCTTAGTTGTGGGGACATATGGATTATACTGTGGATTCTGTGCTGCTTGAGCAGGTGTTTGATTGGTTCCTGGCATTGGACCACCATCATTACCTGTTATCTTATTATAAACATCCATTACTTGCCCTGCTCCTACCCCTACCTTTGTGACTGGGTCAAGTATTGGGTCTACCTTCTGTTTCACATTTCCTAAAAATCCTTCTATTCCACCAGCAGGCTCAGCAATGTTAGCGGGTATTCCACCACCAACTGCTCCGGCAACTCCAACAGGTACTGCACCTGGAACTCCCCCTGCGACTGGCACTCCTCCACCAACTGCTCCAGCTATACCTGCGGGTACTGCTCCTGCCACGGCGGGTCCACCGAGAAATTGTCCAGGGCCACCAAGTAGACCTAACCCTGCCCCGCCTAGTAATGCTTTATCTCCATGTCCTAAAAATCCTTGTTGTGGAGTAATCATTCCCCCTACTACATTAGGAAGGAATCCTCCAACTAACTTATCTGCACCTGCGAGTAGTCCAGCACCACCACCAAGTATACCACTCCCAAGAGAAGATGCTGCACCCATGAGGTTTCCCGCACCAAGTGCGGTGGCTGCTCCACCTAACCCACCCAATACGGGTGCTGCGACACTACCAATTACTGGTATTGCAGAGGCTGCTGCCCCTAATCCGCCTAAAATCGTTCCTGCTGTTGGTAATACTGCTACAAATGCCATTACTTTTCTCCTGTTCTTTCTGTTATATGGTGGGTGGGTTCATGCATTATGCCCCCTTCTTCCACTTCTAAAAAATTTTTTGCTATGACTTCTTCCTCCACATCCTGCGGATTCGTCTTATCTGTCCGGTGAACTGTGTACCACACAACCTCCTCCTCAATATACATAAGCCTTTTTGTGCCTGGTTCCGTAACTCCCATCATCGGACCCTCCATTATCTCGAATCCTTTATCCGTGATTACACGACATCTTCCCGACATCAAAAAAAATGGATGTTTCTTCTTATGTATCTTTGTTGTGAAGGTCATTCCAGCGGGCAATCTTACCATTCGCACATACAGCCCGTTGATAAATTGATGCTCTAAGCCTCCATCCACAACCTGCACCCACTCGTCACCCTTCACATGCTCCCCCTGCTCCCAGTGCTTTTCCAGTTGAGACATAGCTTCTCTGACCTCAGGTCTCCCCTGAAGTGAATATCTAGGTTTCTCTGCTAGCTCAGCCACACTATTTACATTCTAAGTCCTTAAAAACCAATAGTCAATGAGTTGTTACTACTTAATTCTAGTATCACACCTTGCAAATCTAAAGCACAACTTTAGTTTTTCAATGGAGCCATCGACCGGAATCGAACCGGTGACCTTTCCATTACGAGTGGAATGCTCTACCAACTGAGCTACGATGGCATTTTTTTGTACAAAATCATATTCCCACCGCAATTTTGTAGTTTAGGCAATTTCCAAATCCATGGAAACTTGAGAAAAGGTGTATATTATGGTGGATGGCGATAATCCCGTTCCCCCCAAAGGGGGGGGTGTTACTGCATCCCTAGTTAGTAACAAACCGCTTGTTTGTAAGGGTTTGCTATGGTGTAAACATTAACCCAAAAAATAAGGAGTACAATATTATGCCACAAGTAATACAAGAAACACCAAAAGCGGTATCCCAAACCCTTACGCTCACTTTGTCAGTCAATGCACAAGGAGAGCGTAAAATCAGCGGTTTACTAGACAATGGTAAAGTGCCAATGAAAGCACTCGAAATGATTGCCGATATGGAAAAGAACAAAGAAGTTAAATCTTCATTGTTAAATAATCTCATTGGCGAGTCTAAAAATGGTAATACTTCCAATGGTATTATTTCAGTCAAGGAGACTCAAATCGTTGAATTGAGAAATCGGGCGGGAAGAGTGAAAGTTAAATCTTCTCTTGGTTCCGATACCTACCGCTAAATTTTGGTCTTATGCCCTACCGCTCAATTTCGAGCGGTAGGGTTTTTTTTGGGTTAAATCAATTTATGTTCTTTCAAAGGACATTTGATAATTTGGAATATTGCAAGCGGTTGCGATGCGTTGCGATGCGTAAACAATATTTGACAAAGTAAATTGATTTCGACGCGCCAATTATTGGCGGTTGCGATGCAATAGAAATGTAAACAAACCCTTTCAAATGTCTACCATATATAACTTGCTATAGATGCAATCAGACAAGCTTGCAAAGCTTGCAATGAGTCATCTATCTATAGAGTTTAGACTTTCTCAATCTTACAAGTTTTTTGCTTGTAAGGGTTGCGAATACTCACTTGACGAAACGAAACTTTTTTTTCGCGCGTCAAGGATTCACTCGCTGTCTGCTATCACGGTGGAATTGGCGCGTAAGTATCAAAGTAGTATGTGATTATTTGCTTTTGAGAATTGTCAATCGTTTCATGCCTCTTGGGGTGACGCCTGCGAATCGGTGTCATTCATGATTCTAGCTTGAACGCGCGTTTTGGTTGCGTTGTCATTGTTCGATGCCATGCATTTATGTATGGGTTGTGCTTTGACCTACCAAGCAATCTTTATTCGCTTTGGCATTGCGTAAAGTGCCTTGCTATCACTGTGCATATGTAATGATGTAATTGGGTGGACCCTATTGTGTTCTTGTGTCGTTTGGTTGACGCTTAGCTCCTTGGGATGACCCGTTGGAGTTACTTTGGTACATATGCAGATACATCAGTGGTATGTTGATAAGACGTGTTATTATTGTTTGTTTCTCTCTTACCTTACCATGTTCTAGGTATTATGGGTTAGCATTACTTCTGTATATAGCTGTATAGGGTATTGGCTTAGTGGATGTTTGTATGTCTTCCCCAGAGGAAATGTTTCGGTTGTTTTCGAGCGGTTGGTCAGGGTTTACCAACGTACGTAGCACCATACCAAGGTGTGAAATCCCTGCAATGTGGGAGCCAATCGCTATACAAAAACGCAAGACGAGCCCGTAGGAGCATAAACTCCGCGCCGTCCAGGTGAAATACCTTCACGACTCACCGCTTTTGGTGACGAGCATAGTTATTCTAATAACTTGGAAGCCTTGATGAAGGAACGCCACAGTCTTGCGAAGGTGTACCGCTAGCATGCTAAGCGGAATGTTACTGGAATTTACCAAGTATCCTTGGGTACGAAACTGACCTGCCTGTATATCGGCATAAAACTCGCGTATCTTGGTAATGACCGACATTAGTCACACCTTGTCCTTTAGTTAGGATGAATCGCTCAAGGTATATAAACAAAACCTGCTCATATTATCGTATGAGTTGAAGCATGTAAGGGTAACTCTACCCATTGGTGTATGCTCATGCACCATTCGGTAGACCCCATAGGTCAATTCTAGCCCGTGAGTATGATGAGACTCACTCAACTCCCTTAGATGGGATGTCGTATGCGTAGAATAGGTGGGAGGCAATGAAGGCACAATTCAGGTTGTGTTACAGGCCGTAATGGTCCTGTTGGAACGAGCCGTCAGTGAAATACCACCCAGACATGATGCCAGAGACTACTGGTTGACCTATGTTAAAAGATAATGAGCTAACAGTTTCTTACTCTCCTCACTTAGTGCCATGGCCGAGGTCATGGTTGAGGTGCGCCACACGTACGCCATTCGGTGTACGATGTGGCAATATTTATGAAACGGAAAGACAAAGCGACCGTTGCAGACATTCTCAATGGTCCACTACCGAAGTACAGGACAACCGTCCTAGTACCTAACGGGAAGCATAGTCCAACATACAAGACTGTGCTATCCCATCGACCACCAACAAGTAAGGATGTGGCGCTGAAATCGGCTCATAACCGCCAAGGGATGCCCACAGGATGCTAATATGAAAATAACAAAGAAAGAACGCGTTATCACGGGACGCACACTAAAATTCGTGGAAGAAAGATATGGTGATGTTATCGCCAGCCTTGAACCCAAACTCGACAGGTTTGATGACATGCCCGTCACTGAACCAATGGAACGACCTCGCCCATGCAAGTATGCAACGGGCAGATACTATGGAATACCTGCCAACCGCAACAAAGAGTGGGGAGTACAGCTAGGCGCGGAGTGGAACCGGCGTCGAGTTTTCAACAATCGTGGCTTTCGCAATGGCGGTCGCAAGCCACGCAATAAGCGTCGTGAGGCAAATATTCTACTAGCTACATGGGATTGGTCCAGCGGATGCCCATACGAGTTCTTAGGGATACAACGATGATGAACAAATTAGACCATTACATCGCCTGGATAATCATTGAGCTAGGCGAAAGAAACAGGACATGGAATGAGATTAAGCAAAACTACATACCACGCCCTCCACAACTACAACGATTTCACTTACCTCGCACTAAAGTGAGGTACTAATATAAAATGAAAAATACATACAACACATCACGCAGGTCGAGCCGTGCTCAACTTGCATTCACATTAACGCCCATAAAGGGGGACAAAGTGCGGTTTCAGCCTACTAAATGGCTACTGCAGATGCTTGGCAAGGCAAGCAGACCGGTGGTCGATGGCGTCCGATGGATGCGCGAACAAGCCACCCACAACTTCGAACATGGTTTCGTTGTTCGTGACAACAAAGGACGGGTCATATACAAGAACAAAAAGAAAAGGATTGCCGAACGCCAAGGAGGCAGAGTGCACATGCAAAACAAGCTCGAGCGTGCGAACAGAGTGCTCGCAAAGGCAGATGATGTACGCACGCACAACCCAGTGCCTGCAACTATCACGCGCACGAAAAATGGTGCCATCCTAAAGTACACCGCCCGTGACGGGTCAGTTAAGCAGCGGCCAATCAATGTGGATGACTCTACGCCTACGGTGAGTACCACAGTACTCAAGGGTGTTGATTCTAACAAGGTGTATGATGTTGCACAGCTTAGATTCAACACTCCATTCGCACCCGAGCAAAACCTTGGTTATCATCTTGTGAAAATCGGTTATTGCTAAACTAATAACAATATTGTTACTAATTATTATAAGTATCATGAAGGATAAAATAAAACTTAAAGGTTTCGCAGGCTTGAGCCATGTGGAAACAAAACCGCTCATGAAGTCTGACCATGATGGAGGCGTGCATGAGTTTAAGCGGAGAATGAGCAACGGTGAGTACCTCAAGTATCTCTGCCAATTCAGTAACCCAATGGTTGGCCCGTTCATCATTCAAGCCATCAATGAGCTATGCGAAGCTACCATTAAAAAAGGGGATGAGCTTATTGCTAATGAGAAAAAGCAACAAAAGGATGGCGTTTACAATGCAATATCAAACGAAACCTGGGTAGAGACAGCTAAGTACCTCAGGCTACAAAACTACTACCAGTACGAAAATGAGTATACAAAATGACAATACTGAGCCTAAAACTATGGCTCAGGTGATTGAGTCTGCACCTGCGGACTCAATGCTCGGACATCTCCGAGAAATGAAAAGACTATCCGACTCAATACTAGACGAGGGCAGAGTAACGGCAGCAGACATTCTGCCAATCATTAGGGATAATGGGACTGACGCATCAGAGATGGTTCAGGACCTAGTAGATGAGGAGTTATATGGAAATGATGACTACTGAAGAAAGCAGTAAGGCACAAACAAACCCTTACTACCACAAGGACCTGCCTGACCACATGGTCAGCAGGATTAACGGTGACCTTCACACGGTTACCGTGCCGTCGGACGCACACACACTCGATGCGTGTAGTCCGCACAGGATACCGGTAATGCTCATCGACCGCATGAAGCAATTGCAAGATGTGCAAACAAACCATGCGAAATATGAGTTTTTGCCAGAGTGGGAAAATATGCCTCCTGTGTCCAACGAACTCATATCCAATGACTTCGTCTACGGATGGAAGGCAGATGTCCGAGGATGGGAACTGACCGCCAAGGGTAAGGAGTACCTTGCCAAGCTTGAAGTCGGGTATCGTCCAGGACATAAATGGGTAAGCGAGCATATGTTCTTTCATCACGACACCTTTCCCGAGGGTGTAGATGAGCGTGACCTCTTGTTAATAGAGGACTGGCAGTCTATCCACACTCTCATTCGGTTAGCTCCCAAGGAGTCTACTGAGTACAAGTACTGCAAAGTATCAGTTAGCGACAGACCTAACTGGGATAAAGGCAGTATCACCTATGACTTGGAGAGGATTCAATGAGTAAGTATTGTCTACCGCCATTTTCGGGCGTAATGAAAGGAACCTTCACTAAGGAAGAGTTCCATGCCATGCATGTCATGGACTTCAACTTCGAGGCTAATGCAGATGAGCTACTGAAGCTTGGACTTGAGGGCGTAGATGGTGGTAAACCATTCATCAAGAGAGTTGAGGATACTGATGCAATTAACTGCAATAAGCGTGCTGACGAGGATGAGGAAATCTTCGGAATCCATTGGCCTGCACAATATCACAAGCATCGTGCTCTCTATACCTATACGGATGAAGAGATGGCCAAGAAAGTGGACGAGAACTACGGACCACTAAGGAAAAGAAGGGAAATGATTAAAAATGGTACAGGTTATTAAAGAAAAAGAAAGAGCTGACAGATTGGCTCGGCAAATAATTGGAGCTGAGCCAATCGGAGGACATGAGGTTGATTTCATGTCCATTGAGAAAGTCGTGCGCAGAATAAAAGTTGAGTTCTGCTACATGAAGTCAAGAGCTGAGGGTTACTACAGGGAGCCAACTATGGCATCCATTAGTAACTTTATATACAGATGGAGGAAGAGAGGTATCCTCGAGTCAAAAAGTATAAAGGTGCCCACTCTTGGTGTCCCTGCTGAGAAGCCTGCAGTTACATACTGCGTTAACCCGCACCAAGTCAGGGAACTATTCCTGAGTCACCCAAAGTTTGACCTCAAGGTCAATCAACCAGGATGGCAAAGTGCACGCAAGTGTACGACTAAGGCTAGAAAGAAACCCAACCTATGGAAAAGAATTATCAAGTTCTTCCGTAAGTTATTCAAATGAGTAAAATGTCAGAACTAGACATTGAGCAGCACAACCTTTGCCCTGGCACGCCTGAGCGTCCAGTGGCGGGGTCGGAGCTTACATTCAAAAACCTGAAGGGTGATTGGATTGAGCAAGCTAAGCTCGATGGTGACCGTGTGATTCTTTCACATGGTATGGCGTTCAATCGCCACGGTAAAATATATCAAAGAGATTTCCAAGAAAAGCTTGGAGATATATATAAAGAACTAAGGTTCCTCTTTGGTGAGAGGGTGTTTGATATAGAATATCTTCCCACAGGGCCAAACGCAGGCAAATGTGCTCTGCTAGATGTGCCCAATATGTACACAATGGGACGACGAGACCTAGGTACATACAGAGATGCGAACAATGAAACTCGTAGCTTCGGCGAGACACCAACCCCGTATGGACTAAGGCACTTGATTATCAAGTCGACCTTGCCATGTCAGCCCGCACACATGTCGCACTTCGAGTATGACATTTGTGCCCTGCCCTCACAAGCAGGCGTCAGGACATACGGGGAACTGTATCGTGACATGAAGATAATAAACGAAACCACGGACGACTACCCTTTTGAAGGTGTAGTTCTCAAAAAAGTAAATCACACCTACCTCTGGAATAATAAAGACACCCCACACTGGGTGAAGGTTAGGTACGAATAGAATAATAGAAAGGCGGGTCTCATAAATAAAATAGAAGATATCCAACAAATTGTAGGCGACTACTACGGATGTAAAGTGACTGATATGCTAAGCAGGAAACGACATGCTCGAATTGCGTTTCCTAGGATGGTTGCAATGTATCTCTCGCGAGAAATGCTACCCGATTTGTCCCTTGAGGAAATTGGCGAAAAGTTCGCGCGGCACTACACATCAATAATTCATGGACACAATGTCATTTCAGGACTGATTGATGTCTATAAGCAGGTTGAAGAGTCTATTGACTACCTCGAAGATAAACTCGCAGCAATACCTACTAAAGAAATTCCATCGGCATATATGCCCTATGGTAACTGTCAGTGAATAATAACGATAAGTACATCCCTCTTCCGAGTAAATCGGAGGAGGAGATTGCTGAACTCACCCACAACGAGGTGTGTCAGCAAATAAATAAAGAACAGAATGGTCCAAGTGGTCCCAATGTGGACAAGCAATACGAATGGCCAACGGATAAAGATGATGACATCTATCACGCGGAGGAAGTGCATTGAAGCTAGGAAGCTATACTGGGCCCATTGCTCATCCCATGGGTGACACGCCACCGGAACCAACTGCTAATGCAATGCGTAGCGACATCTTGGAGCATACCAAGCGTTACAATAATGCAAAAGCAGACCGAGACGGATGCCTTGAAACAATCAAGGAATGCGAGGCTACTATGAAAGATGCCAAAGAGTACCTTGAGAGTGAATACAATATCCTACTTGATTAATGATTCTTAGCGACAAGCAAGGGATAAGCTCGTCAGAAGTAACAAATATGCCAATGTACTCAAAGAATGGCTCTGTTACTACTGGTAAGGGAAATGTCAGCGGTAAAGCATACATCAAGCTCATTGATGAGTATGGACCAAGCGGCGAAGGACGAGAGGAAACGAAAGTTCTTCTAGAAGAGGTACACAACGACGAGGACGGAGATATAGTCTTTGTTGGATATGTGGGATACAATCGCAACTTGGCCATTGAAGCTTTGTCGGCAGCCTACAAATACATCGACAAGAATCTAATGCCTGAGGGTCAGTCTATTTCTCGCAACCTATCGGGCGAATGGGAGCGAGAAACAATACGCAGGTTTATGACGCTCATCCAAGAAGAAGTGGAAACAAATAATAAGATTCCGCGATACATTCGCGAGAAACATCTATACCAATGACCGAGATAACTGAACTCGCTCAATCCCTTGAGGGCTTACCGAATGAAGTGATGCGATACGCACTTCAGGAGTATGTAGCCGAGGGACAGATGGTTGAGAATGACCCGATTGGGATGCTCTCAGATAACATGGAAGAAATGGACAAGGCATATGCGATTGAAGCATGTGCGGTAATAATAACCAGACTCACACGATTCATAAATACGGTAGTAAAACCTACTGAAACAATATCGAAAGAGTCACTCGTCGAGCACGCAATTAATCATTGCAAATCGACCTATGAATAAAAAGAAATACGAAAAGACCGAGATGATTCGCCTATGGCAGACTTATCTCGAGATGCTCTGTCTCCAAGACAGAAAAGAAAAGTACTCCAAAACGGCGTACAGAAATGTACACCTGCAGATGAACGAAGGGAGAACAAGGGGTTCCTACGAGGCATTCATGATGAATATCTCAACTGCACGAGCCAAGGCAGGGTTGCCCCTACTCAAAGGATATAAACCATCCATGCCTAACTACAACAAGTACCTGGACAAGCTATGCGTCATGACTGACGAAGAGCGAGCGAAGGAATTTGTTGATGACCTGAAGGAGCAACAAGACCTGAAGGAGCAACAAGAGAAAGCGGCATGAAGTTACTTACATGGTGGGCTCATTACAACAAGCCCATGCATCAAAGAACGGGCATTGATATAATGACGGTGCATTTCAAAAACGAATGCAGATTCGTCAAGAGTATCAAGTCTGATGGAGGCTTCCATACTCACAACAGGAAGCAACAACCCCGTATGATTATCAAGGGTCTTACCCGCGGGATTGTGTGGGAAGGTTACGACCAAGCAACAAACACTTGGGAGTTAGCACATATACAATGACAACAACAGCAGAACTAGAAGCGGTGCGCGGACATTGCATCGGCAGTGAGCAACTCTACAGAGAAACGCTCATTGGAGGAAAGAGAAACATATATACAGAGGGAGTTAAGGCACATATCGAGACCGCAGATTCCTTCTTTCTATTAACCGACATACTTGCAGTAATGGCAACCAAGCTTACACCTGAGCAGAAAAGATTCTGCCTTGTTGAGCTTTGGGTCAATCCTGCGGGGAGAGATATAAAAACTATCCGTGGCTCAGGCAAGCGTGTCATGTCTCCCTCTACTAGGCAAATAACAACAGTAGATGAGAGGGTTATGTGGGAGGGAGTAGAGTTCGATAATCGTGATGATGTATACAAGTACGATGGGTTACTTACTATACGAAACGATACCGGCACCACTCCTTATCATCACCAGAAGTATTTCATTTGCTCACATCCCAAAGGGCATTGGAAATTCTACATCAAGTCGGGATTAATAACATTAGAGGGGTGTATGGAGCTTGCAGATAAAGGCTACCCCAACATGGCCGAAGGATATACTCTGATGCTCCCAAGTGAATACTGATGACAGACTCACCATTTAAATGGGAGACCCAGTTCAATCTCAATAGGACTGTACCCAAACAAATCCTTGCGGCTCTGATACATGGTGCACAGGAGTGGTATGACCACATCTACGAATGTGCAAGATGGCAAAAAGGAGGGTTGGTTGAGTGGTATGAGGATGACATAGGACAAATCAAGGAGTTCCGTGCAGTAACAACTGCACTGAAGTACATGCTCAATGATGATTCAACCAGGACATTCCCTGAACCATGAAGGAATACTTCACAGGTACTGACCGATTCAGCGAGGCACATCAATTAGATGGAGCCATGCTATCCGCTTATGCACTACGGGGGAGGAAATCTCCCCCTAGTGTTGGGAGGTGGATGTTGGATAGTGGTGCATTCACACAAGTAACAAAGTTCGGTGATTTCGTGCAATCCCCTGCCGATTACGTACGCTTAGCCGTACGCTTTCAAGATGCAGGGATGTTAGCTTGTATCGCCACGCAGGACTATATGTGTGAGCCTAGTGTTATTGCAGAACTGCAGTCACAAGGCAGGCAAGCATCTGTCCGTATCCATCAACGCAAGACAGTTAAGCGGTATATACAAATAGTAGACGAAGGCATAAAGCAGGGTCTCAAGGTTCCGGTCATGCCCGTCCTGCAAGGTTGGGAGGTCGATGACTATGTCGACCACTTCTATATGTACAGAAGCATGCTACACTTTGAGCAGCAAAGGCGTACATTCTACACAAGCACTGGTATACCTAATCATAATTTATGGCCTCATGCGTTTCATCATCGTATCGCAGATGGTTCGCCTATTGCAGTGAATCGCCCATGGATAGGCATTGGTTCTACTTGCAAGCGCAACACGAATCCAGAGGTTGTGTCTCAGATACTAGATGCAGTCATCTCACTCCTACCGAGCAATGCAAAGATACATCTGTTTGGATTCAAGAAGACAGGGTTAGCACAGGCTAACATCAAAGACAGAATCTATTCTGCTGACTCGTTTGCTTATGATTTTGCTGACCGCATGGCAGGCAAGAAGCGTACATCTCGCAGAAGGATTAAGTCAGCCCGTAGGTTCGGGCATTCAATCATCCACAATAATGTACAAACAAATTTATTATGAAGACTACAGAGATAACAGTACAGCTGTGTGTTCAAGAGCTAGAAGAACTACTCTATGATGCACGCAAGCATGTGAAATGGAATGGGAATCTTCCCATAACCATTAGGGTATCAGGCTCTGAGCAAACAATGCCTATACCATACGAAATTAAAATAGTTAAGGAGGAGCAATGGGATTAAGAGACTTCTGGAAAAGGACATTCCTTGTAACATATGTCAAGCAGCACCCAACAGGACGAACGGGTCCTGATGGCAGTCCATCGTTTACCTACACCGACCATTACGAGGTGTTTGACCATCTGCCTGATGCACATAGTCGATACAATGAGCTTTGTGAAAAGGAAGAAGCATGGTCTGCGAATGTGTCTAGGGTGATTAGGTCAACTGACTACAATCTACCAGTAGCTAAGTGGAACAATGAGACTAAACCTATTATGCAAAAGAAGTTTAAGGAGCGTGGCATTAAGTCACCAAATCAATTATGAGAATAAAATTTCTGTTTGTTGGTGAACGCAGGAGCAAACTTGCAGAATCCATGGGAGTTACATGGGAAAGCGGGAGGCTTGCTGCCAAGCAGTTACTTGACGCACTTAATGCTTGCGGAATCGACTTCAAGGATTGCTCCTTCGAGAACTGGTTTGAGCCATACAATCACAACTATGGCAATTTCAGAGGGTGGGTGAAAGAACTTGGTGACCCTAAGGTGGTTGCGATGGGAAGGAAAGTACAAAACGCCATGCGTAAAGAAGGTATAGAATTTATACCATTAGTGCATCCTGCAGCGCGTGGGAAAATCAGAAAAAAGGAAAATTATATAAAACATGTCTATGAAAAATTGGTCAACTTGGCAGCCTAGTTCGGGTGCTGAGCTTATAGGTACAAAAGCTATACAAGCGTATCGTAATATCGAAACGCAACTAGATGCTTTTGCACAGGAGACGGGGCGTGCGTGTTCAGGCAGGTATGTACTATCGGGTCCTCCCGGTTGTGGTAAGACTACCATCGCACGATTGCTTAGTAACAAATGGGTTGAGCAACCTATTGCTGTTACTACTTGGAAAGGTCGTGAGGTATCCAAAGAGTTGATACAAGACCTTATCTATGAATCTAAGCTAGGTTCAATGTGGGGTAAGTTTCGTGCCCTGGTTATCAATGAGGCAGACAGAGTACAACCGGCTGCTCAAGACTTAATGCTTGATTGGTTGGAAGATGAACTACCTGAGGGTTACTTAGTCATGTGTACAACCAACGCTAAGGTTGCTACCGAGGGCAGACAGGCATCTCTCAAGTTGTCGAAGACTGACAAGGATGAGTATCTATCCACCAAGTTCATGTCACGCCTTACCAAGTATCACCTCGAGTATCCACCAAAGGAGGAAATAGCCGCAGGACTATCACGCATAACAGGATGCTCCGAGCAGGTTGCTATGTTTGCAGCTAAAGCATCGGCAGGCGACCTAAGACAAGCATTCAAAGAACTACAAATATTCCAAGCAGAATTAATTACATAAAATTTTATGTCACAGACATACCAAACCGAGGCGTTTCTCAAATTGATTGACGCGTTTAAAAAGAGAAGAGCAGGAAAAGGCAGTGCAGTTGCAGTCAACTTCACTAAAAATTGCCTGCAGAGAGTAAACCCAAAGGTGATGAACATTATGAACATCGCCAATGATAAAGAATGGAAGTTCCTTCCAAAACCTGATGACGCACCTGACAAGGGTTCACCTGAAGAACAGGAGTTCATCGCTGCCACTAAGGACAGATATTACACTCAGTGGTTGAAGCGACTTGAGGCAGGTGAGTTTGACGGAGATAAGAAGCTTCACATTGGAGAAGACCCACCCGAGGAAGGAGTGTCGGAAGATACTGGCGGTGAGATTGACATGGCAGAGCTTGCCCGCAAGGAGAAGGAGAAGAAAGATGAGCCTTCCGTTGCAATGGTCAATGAGCCTGATGATGAGGAGGATTGCATGGAGACATGCAATGGGGAGCCCTGCCCTAATGGCAAGGAGTGTGAGCCTCATGAGGATGAGCTTCCGAAGGAGACGAAGGTTGAGAGCCACGCTCATTCGGAGATGCGTCTGCTTGATGCACTCTCTGACTTTGTCACTCGTACTGCGGTGGCGAATGATTCACCTCCAGAGGACACACCTTCGTTCAGCACAGACTTCGTGGAGAAACTTGTCGAGTCTACTGTTGAAGGAATCAAGGGACGAGTCGCTAGCCTTGAGGAAGAGAATGCCAAGCTGAAGAAAAAGGTAGGGCAACTCTTCAACGCATTACGCGACGAATAGATTATGGGTGGCGTATATACAGGAGAAAACAGTCGTGGGGGGATGCGTAAAAGCATCCCCGTCATGGCTGGTCATAACTCAGACATCAGGCTCAATAAGCTAGTAATGTGGGCGATTGAGAATTTGCCCGATGGATATGCTTTAACCCTAGAAGAAATAGGTAAATCTATTGGTGTCACGCGAGAGCGAGTGAGGCAGATAGAAGATAGAGCCCTGAGAAAACTAAGACATCCAAGTAGGATTAAACAACTTGAAGATTAAAGAAATACAACATCTACTTGATGATTATCAAGTGGAGTGTGTCGTCTCGAAAATGGATGACGGCAGAGTAAGAATGGTATTCCTCCCCAAAGTATTGGATGAGAAGATGCCAGAAGCAGACAGGACAGCACTTCAAAACCCTTTCATACTGAAGGGTAAACCTGAGGAGCTAGACGAAGAAGCACCCGCAAAGATTATTGAGTGGGTGTCCAAACTGAAGGAGGGCAAAGACAACCTTGAGCAGATTGAGAAGGAGCTGAACAAAGCTGCGGAGGCCAAGAAGGCTACCAACAAGAAGAAGGCACCTGCAAAGAAGAAAGCTCCACCATGCAAGACTGCTGCTGAAAAGAAGGCAGAGGCTCGAGAGGCACAGGCGAAGGAGGCTGAAGGACAAGGTGACTTGTTCTCTTCCGGCAATAGACTTGCCGAGTCGAAGGGCGAGCCACTCAAGACTGCTGCCGAGAAGGCAACAGAGAAGTCACTAGAGGATGACATAGCAGAACTAGGAATATGAGTATAGCAGAACTAGAACAGGCTCAAGCCGAGTCAGGCGAGAGTGAAGAAAGCTCAGAGGAAATCATGCGCATACAGGCGTCTGAAAACCATGAGCTTATGGACGCAGTCTTTGAAATGGAGACTGGCAAGTCATACAAGGATGAAGGTGAGCGAATGATTAAAAACGCGAAGGAAGTGCTATCTAATAGAGCCCGTGAGGAACTGAACAAGTTGCGTGGCACTGAAAAAGAACTCCCAAAGCAGTTTGCGTTCGCTACTGAAACATATACCGCATGGATAAACACTCGACCTAATGGTTATGGAGTGATGACCGCAGGTATGGTTGATGACCTTGTCAAGATTGATGAAAGCATAAAGGACCACATCAAGGTGACAACAGGCATTAGTGTCAAATGGGGTTCTATTCCTGAAGACAAGCAAGGAGAAGTTGGTAGATACTTGATGGGTCTCAATAAAATCGTGTACGGGGAGCAATGGAAGCCATCCAAGGCTCAACCTACATTGGTGGTGGTAACGAAGGAGCGCAAGGCTAAGACCGACTCCTTCTACTCCAACCAATTCTGTATGGATAACGACAAAATGCTAAGAATGCAGGAGTTACTACCAGTCCCTTTTGCTATTGCAAGTAAGACAGGACGAGCGAAATGAGTATTGAAGAAAGTGAACTAGAGAGGGTATTCATGTTTAACGGCAGGGAGATAACTGACCCTGACCCTGAGATGAGTGCCAAAGAAGTTATGGAGTTGCTCTCAAAGCAGTATCCATCACTAACTAATGGAGAAATTGCAGGACCATTCTATGATGGCGACAAGCAAAGCTGGAAACTCGAAGGCAAAAAAGGGTACGCACTGTCAGGTAATTACGGTACGAAAGGATAAGCTTAGGAAATGGTTAAGCTCCTCTTCGAGTATCCGAAAGAATCTGCCGGCACAGGGCAACGGGGTCTTACCACCCCGTGTCCTGCCGCCCCTTTTCTAAGTACACCGAGATACTACCCCAAGGTAGTTTCCTTGGAGGTGTCTATTCATGACTTCCCGCAGTTGATTGATTATGAGTTGAGGTACTCCAATGTTGAAATTGATGAAGAGTTGTCTGCACTAGCAACCGAGACGCTAGGTGACTTCTTTAATCTTGAGGTAGTTGTGGGGACGGTGAATGCAACGGATGCCAATATTGCATTCATTAATCCGCATGATTCAGGGGTTACAACATTCCCAATCGGCGGTCGTGTTCGGCTTCTCGACAAATACTTTGGTGCAGGCAACTTTCTTTTTCAATTGATTGAGCGTTGCCCACTTAATGTCTGGAATCCCCAGTCTGTTATGGAGCAGGCAAGTCACTGCATGTATGCCGAGAACATTAGCGGGCACAAACTACCCACATGGGGTGATTTGCCCACAGGGAACACCGAAGAAAAACCTGACAATCTGCCACCAAAGCTAAATGAGATTGTGGATGACTGCCTAGCCGTGGGAGTTGAGCCATCGTTACAAAGCCTTAACATACCACACAACGAAGAGATGGTCTCATTTCCAATAGGTCTAGCTTTGTGGGATGACCTTATCCCTTATCAAAACAAAAGCACCAAGAGCCAGCGAAACTTTGGTCCCGAGAAGGGTTCCGACATATCATGGATAGCATTAGATGATATGGCGATGTACAACACAGAGACAGGTGCATACGGAGCATGCTGTCCACTAATTCACTCCGTGGCTGAGCTGACGGAGCTACTCAATAAAACCAAACCATTCATACGACTATTCAAATACTTATCACATGAAAAAAACTCGATTGGGTTCTACACCAACTTCTAGTAAGTTTGACTTCAAACTTCAGAAATCATTGTTCTTCTACAAGAACGAAGCTACCTCTCAGAATCTTGCCGTCTTGTTCGATAAAGAAATGCAAGACCCGCAACCATTATCAAAAGAGCAAGTGCAAGACCTACTGCCCGAGGACAATAGTGGCAGGGAGGTATACCTCAAGAACACACTTTACTACAGCGACCATAGAATGGTGTGGTGGGTGAAGGGAGGCATGCGTTACTTGGACATTGTTGGTAAGCGAAGAGACAAGAGGTACAAGTTGCCCCGCATGTTATTCAAGGTCGAGCGAGGCAAGTTATTCGTTGCCAGCTTCAAGGGTGAACCCCGTGATGATACTGAACTATTATCCACTCCATTCAGAGGGATTGATGTGCATGGTAACACTATGGGTGCGTGCCATGTGGTCAAGCCAACTGGTCAATCCATGTCCGACCGAGATGAATGGGAGAATGCATTCTTCATGTCCAAGTTCAACCAGGAGCCAGATATTAGAAAGATACAATCCTTGAATAAGACACTATCTGACTTTATATTTTGTTACTAATTTTTGTGTGTATCATTGGATTACACGGGTGGGGTTCGTTATGACAATTCTTTTATGCGGCCGAGTTAAGTATGGAGACCAATGCATGTTCAGTTGGTCTTCATTGCCGTGCCTTCGGGCAAGGATTGAAGGGATAATGCGAGTGTGGGCGGCAAATCCACATGATGACCAATAACCTGCCCCACCCAAATTTTTATTATTATGACTCATATTATATCTAATCTATCTGAAGACATCGTTAAGATTGATGTCTACGGATGCGGCGGTACTGGAAGCCATGTGCTTAACGGTCTAGCAAGAATGTCGAAGGCATTGTCTGACCTTGGGCACTATGGTATCCATGTATCTGCATACGACCCAGATGTCGTCACTCATGACAATGTAGGCAGACAAGCGTTCTTTGATGCGGATGTAGGGCAAGCAAAGTCTAAGGTTCTAATTGACCGAATCAATCTGTACTATTGGCAAAGATGGCGTGCCGTAAAAGGCAAAGCTCCAAGCTCATCCCCTGCGGACATCTGTATCTCATGTGTAGATACAAAAGCATCACGTAAAAAAATAAGTAAAGGCAGATACAAAAAAGGAGCCTATCTAATTGACTGTGGGAATGCACGAGCATCAGGCCAAGTAATACTTGGGCAATACGATGGTGACCTGCCATCCCCATATGAGGATAAAGCTCTTATCGAGGGTGATGAACCTGATGAGCCAACATGTGTAGACCAATACTACAGGCAGGACTTATATATAAATTCTATGATTGCAGGGCATGCTCTGCACTTGGTGTGGACATTATTCCGACGCACCTCGCTTGACATTAGAGGAGTGTTCCTCAATCTCGAAACAGGAATTACAAACCCAATCAGATGTTAACTACAAGCTACATCGTTCTCGATGAATTTAGTTTGCTTTATCATGAAGATGATAAACGGACTGCAGTATTCGAGAGAAAGGAAGATGCACAAGAAGCAGTGAACTTCCTTATAAAAGAAAAAGTAAAAGAAGGCATGAAGAAAGCAGTTGCTGAATTGAGTACACTTGTACTTGAACTGCGTACCAAAAAATAAATGCATCAGTATGACCTATGGGTCAACGCTAGGGGCACACTAAGCGTTGATACCTCAGGGTGGCTAGGCGACAAGGTAGAGCTTGCTCTCGACCTTGTGGCAGGTAGCACACCGATGACACTCACTACGAGTGTTGATGACAGAGACAGGCTTATCCAATTGGTCAATCACCGCAGGGTGTTGATACAACCGGAGGCTAGGAGGCTAATAATGAACGCACTCGAGGAATCTAAGACGATACCTCCTCCGCTCATGAAGCCCACCGATTATGAGCTAATTGCGTACATTGACGAGGTGCAAGAGCTAAAGGCAATCAAGAGCGTGCAAGGTCCAAAGATATGGCTATCCGAGGGCAAGACATACAAGTTCAGGCGCTCTGCCCCTGAGTTCAATGTTCCTTTTACTAGGAACAAACAGCACTTCAGTGAGGAGACAAGAACAGGATACACGAGGAAGCATGAGATGATGCTAATCGGTAAAGATGATGCCTTCTCTCTTCGAGACGACCACAATCGCATGGTAATGTTTCGTGACCATGCTCACGAGGAAGGCATGAATGAGATTAAGGCTAGCCAAATATGGGAGCACTTCGAGAAACCTGAGGTTCTTCCTATATCTGAGCGTATGCCTGATGTGTATGCGGATAACATTCAGAGACTTGAAATGCATCAGTTGGTGCATGACTTTGACTTTTATCCTGGCCAGTTGCCTTACATCTCATCTGTCGCATGTACCGACTCTGCTCTTGTTTCTGCTGACACGGGATGCGGTAAGACGCTTATTGCTATATCCTTGATGGTTGCCAAGAATGCCGAGCGTGTCTTGGTCATTGCTCCCAAGGGTACCGTGAAGGATGAGAATGGTGTTGAGTCTAACCATGACCCCGCCCAGTGGGTCAAGGAACTACAGGAGTTCGCTCCTGACATTCCCGTGTTCAAGTTGTTCTCGATAAGTGACTACAATGAATTGGTCGACGAAGATGGCGAGCTACCTTATGGCGTGTTTGTCAGCTATGACCATGCAATGTTTAAGACTCGTGCATTCGAGCAATTGCCAAAATCATGGGGCGTAGAGAATCATGACAAGATTGAGGACAAGTTTCGCAAGCGGTTTGCCAAACTAATAGGTTCTAACTTCCCCGTAAGAAAGAGCCGAGACCCATACAATACTCTCATATCATCTGGTGTAGGTTGTGTCTATAACGGCATCAAATGCGTGGTCGAGCCTAGCATGTCTACCCTAATTGGTCCTGATTACTTCGATATGGTAATCCTAGACGAAGCTCATCTTATCTGCAACTTGGACAGTCAGGTGACTAATGCACTAATTAGAATGCAACCTCGATATAAGTTCGCACTTACTGCAACACCAATACCAAATATGGTGTGGAACATCTTCTCCCTTATGGGCTGGTTGTGTGTTCCCGATTGGTATCAAGGTGGCAAGTCCAACCCTCGTTGGCCATTCACTCGTGATGACATTGGACGATTCAGACGCAAGTTTGTATCCAAAGAGCGTGACCTCACTCAAGAGCTAATCAACAGACAGAACAGCAAGGAGCCGCCCCCACCACGACCATCACCTCTAATTTCAGAAGCTGCTGCTTTGCTCAAGTTGCTTCGTCCTTGTGTGGCATACATCAGTAAGGAGATGTGCAATCCCGACCTCCAGCCATGTGATGTAATTGATGTTCGTGTCCCGATGGGTGCTGAGCAACGCAGCTTGTACACCTACTATCTTGATGTAGCTCGCATACCATGCGCTGACCCAAGGTTCCGGTACGGCGTGCAAATGAGCTACTTGCGAGGGATTTGTGCTGAGCCTGCAACCGTGCAGTATGAGGATGAGAACAGACCTTATGTGTCCACCAACTGCAACCCAAAGCTCATTGCTATCATGGACACAATCATGAAGTGCGTAAGGGAGGGCGAGCAAGTTGTTCATGTATCATCTCGGATAAACATGACGAATGAAATAGCTAACAGGCTAGAAGAATGTGGCATCACATACAGTCGCATTGACGGTACAGTCAAGGAGCATGCAACTGAGTCAACTCAGTTCAAGCAAGAGAAAACGCAGGTCATGCTAATGGGCATCAAGTGTGCTCAATCATACAGCTTCCAGCAGTGCTCCAATCTAGTTATCGGAAGTCTTGAGTGGTCGTATGGAACATTCTCGCAAGCTAAGGGTCGAGTATGGAGGCTCAATAGTCCTAAGCCTGTCAGTATCTATGTCATCCTGCACAAAGACTCAATTGAGGAGTTCATGTTTGATAAGCTTGCCAACAAGGAGGATGCAGCTACTGTATGCCTGCGCGGCGAGAGGGTTGAGCGAGATGTGGTATCTATGGACACCAACGAGCTACTTGCTGAGCATATTGCCAACATGGAAGACTACGACCGTGGTGAACCATTTGAGTTAGACATGGAGGACTCATGGCTTGCCATGCAAGAGAAGTTACTTGACCCAATGGCAGTGTGATTTTAAGTAACTAATAACGATAAGTAACATGAAGTTATTCAAAACAAAAGCAGGCTTCTACTCAGTAAGCTTTGTGGGCAGGGAGGGCAAAACTATCACGCGCTCCCTAAAGACAAAGTCAAAGGCAGAAGCGTCAGTCCTCGTAAAGGAGGCTAAGATTGAGAAAATAGAGATGGCCGCCAAGGCAAATGCGCTCACGAAAGATACAATCGCACTTGTCACGGGGGGGATTATGTCTATCGCAGATGTGCAAGCGGAGTATAAAAGATTCAGGGAGCTAAAGTCTCATTCGGTACACTCGATATATTCGGAGGAAACTATAGTAAATTCTTTCCTGGAAGAGAATAATCTCCTAGATGCAAATGTAGATGACATTACGAAGGAGCAGATATTTGCTACGGTAAACAAAGACAATAAGGCATCATTAAACCACAAGAGGAAACAAATAACTGCAATCAGAGGGGTAATAAGTTTCGCAATTGCCAACGGATACATAATGAAGGACCCGACCTATGGTATTGTCGTAGATAAATCAAAGCTCAGTGTTAAACAGAAAGAGCCCAAGAAAAAGGTTCCTTTCACGGAAGAAGACTATGATATAATCAGGAAGAACTGCTCTTACTTCTGGAGTATAGCGGCAGACTTCGCGTGGTGGACAGGTCTCAGGATGTCGGATATTGCACAGATGGAGTGGGATTCATTCTCGGAAGACAACCTAATCGTACACACCGTGAAAACTGACACTAGGGTTGCCCTACCCTATGATGACCCACTAATTGGTGGAGGAATACTCAGAGACACAATCGCCCGTATCGAACCAGATGATGAGAAGTATTGCTTCCCTAAGTGGAATTGGCTGAGCAATGATGAAAAGGCTAGAGCAACACTCCCTACCTATTTTGCTCGTGAATTAAAACGAAAGCATCCGAAAGCATTCGAAGACGGCAAGCGATTCCATTCATTCAGAAGAGCGTTTGTTACAAGATGCAAGAAGTCAGGCAAATCGCTCGAGGATATTGCGACTTGGGTGGGTCACTCAGATACAAAGACTACTGAGATTTACGACCAATCTTCCTGAAATCTGTATTGTATGAAGTTGAGGGAGGAGACATAAGACCTCTTTTTTTCCAAAAGTACTTATGTCCCTCGTCAATTGATTTCTTGAGGTCTCTCCAGTATGCGTCTTCCGACTTCTTATTCTTCCGTGCCCTCTTCATCTAACTCAATGTCTGAATCAAATTCGACTTGAGCTTCGGTGAAGGCTTTCAGGGCAGCCTCTCCAAATGCATACATCGTTTCTTCGTCTAGGTCGGACTCTTCCCACCATCTTGTGCAAACCGCAACTATTTCATTTGCGAATTTCTGGGCAGGAGGCTCCTCTTTTTTGGGTTTTGCCTTCTTGCTCACCTAGTGACCATTCCCATTACTACCATGTCGCAACTTGTCAACATGTTCATCCAACTTATTGACTCTGCCTTTTAAATGCTCGATGTTCATGTCTTGGGTCGCGTCGGCAGGTAATGCTCCTATCTCCCCACGAGGCCACTTTATCCGAAATTCCGAATTAAGTTCGAGCTCATGGTGCATCCTTACAATGTCGTTCTCTATTGTATTCAGTCGATTTACAATCGCACTATAACCCCACACCAATGTACCGACTAGACCAATTACTTTCGCAGCAAAGGCAAGCTGTACTTTGGCAGTTGCCTGCTCATTTAATTCATGGTCGGTCATCGCATTGATTTCTTACCGCGACACTTCCATTTCTTACGAGAGAGGTCATTAGCACAAGGGGGATTCTTACACTTCTTTATCCCTGCTGAGCGTGCACAATAAGCATCACCTTTCTTAGTACCAGGACGAATCCTGTCACCACCGCTCTTAGCCTTACCTGCTTGACCATAGGAAACCTTTCGCTTCCTTCCGGTTTTGCGATTAGTAACTACCTTTGCGAACCGTTTTCCTTTGCTTGGTTTTGCTGACCTTCTTTTTTTTACCGCCATTTTTCTTACCTTTCATACTACATTTCATACAACATGCCTTTGCCATCGTTATGCCTTTTTTGTTCTTTTACCCATACCCACTCTTCGCTTTTCAGCTACAAGTGCCTTTTTCTTTTTCCCAACTTGCTTCCAAGTCTTAGGAGTTTTCTTAGAAATTCTCTTACTAGGTCTGCACTTCTTAATACCCTTGGTCTTCTTGCTCCCGCATGGCTTGCCATTTTGGTCCTTCCATTTCTCCTTAAACCAACGCTTGAGGGCTGCTCCCTTTGCTGTCTTTCTTACCGCCATATCTTATCTACGAAGATGACGCCTATCCCTATGATGATTAGCATGGAGCAAACAAATACCTCGACCATGGTCATTTCTTCTTGCCGCCCCTTTTCTTTCTACATTTAGCAATCGCCCCACTAGCATAAGCAGAGGGAAATACTTTGTAGCTTCTCTTTACTTTATGATAACAAGCATCCTTCTTGGATTTACTTTTGGACTTTGCTTTTCGTGCCACTTTTCTTCCTTTTGTTGTTAGACCTATTCTTGCTTGGGGACTGACAAGTTAAGTTAGACTTCTTGTTATTCATTGGATTGCCATCCTTGTGGTGGACATCCTTTCCCGCAGGGCATTTCTTCGCCCGCCTAGCCTTGTTTCGGTTTGACCTTCTCTTGTTCTGCTCAGGTGTGGAATTGTACTTTCTTTGGTACTTACTCCGTGGTTTAGCAGACTTACTGTATACTCCTTTTTTACCCACTTGTCGCAACCTCCCCAATAAAATCGTTAATAATTTCGTTCCAATCGACAGTGTCGTACGGACTAATAATTGTAATCTCAAAACCTTCATATGACAGTACATGAATGTGCATTATAGTAACTTATTTTATGCAGTAACAACTAGCAAATTAAATCCCATCCGTGCCTATATTTCTCCCACTGCCCTTTACTTGTAGGGTTTGGGAACAACTTTATACTCAATCTTGTACCTATCTCTACCTTGGGAATCAGATACCATATCCTAGCATTTCCCGTATCTACGCAACACGCAAGAATGTCGTATGCGTTTTCGGCATATCTATTCTTCTGTGATGTCTTTGCGCCCATTGCGGTAGTGACTTGATACTCACACTTTTTACCAGGTTGTTTTGCACCTGTGCCTTTCACCTGAACGCGGTATAGTCGTTTCTTGTTGTCTACGATAAGGTCATAAGGCAGGTAGTCTCCCTCGGCCGGACATACATCGAGTCCATGATTTAATGCCTCTAGTTTGAATGCCACCTCGTATACCGTGCCCAGTTTCTTGTTGTGACTCATGGCATCATTCCGTTCGCCATAAGAGCCCTCATTTGATTCAGGGAGTATGGGTTCTTTCTTCTTATACTAATTTCATCAAGAAAGTATTTATGGTTCGCCTCATAGCGCTGCACCTTTTCCCTAATATCTTCAGGCAATATTTGGAGCAGGGCCATCCAGTCATTGTCAGGTATTTTGCCCCGTGTTACTCCTGTCCGTAAACCGCGCTGAGCAAACCTAGACCTGACTATCTGCTCGGGTGTTTCCGTTCTTCCAGTACGCTCGATTTCTTCTCGAGCGGCTTCAATTGCTTCTGCGTACTGCTTGGCGAAATCTTGTGCATCGCCCGCATAAGCAGCTCGTTCCATTTGCTTTACATTTACTGATACTGGACTTGGTCTACTATACCCTTTGCCGGGTGCTCTAAGTTCCATCCCCATGAGATAGGCAGTTGATTTAATATAATTCCTTACACCTATATAGTCTGCTACCCTAGCCTCTTCATTGTCGAATTGGAAAAACTGATTCGTAGCATCTGTCATCTGTATGATGGAATTACCACCCATTGCGTAAACTAAAGGTCTGCCTACATTGCCCCAATCAAACTCACCCTGATGCATCCAGTTGCCCATGGCGTCGTAGATGTTTTTGAAAATAGAAAAGGCAAATATTCTACTATCCAAGCTAAACTCTCTTGCAGCACTATATGGGTCACCCTTTGCCATGATTGAGTTCATGAGGTCAAAACCCATTCCGTATGGAGTACCCGCTTTTGCCATTCGTGAAGTTAGTCCGTACAAAGAAAAGTTCTTATCAGAGGCAGCGACGAATGGACCCACTACAGGAATAGCAGCCCATGGTGTGATTGGCGGGAGATTGTTAGGTTTGCCCAACACTTCCTCGTCATACCAATCAATCATAAAGGCGAAAGATAAACCAACAGGAAGATAAATCGCTGACATCAAACCCAGATACTTAATGAACGCTGCATATGTATTTACTGAATCTGTATCCCCTCGGAATATAAATCTGTTATCCCTAGCTACTTTACCCAACGGCCAACCCAAGAAGAAAGCAAAGTACTTCATTATTGGATTCGTGTACAACCAGGCAGGCTTGGAATTAAATCCTTCACCAGCCATATTGTTCATGGCTACTTGGTTTATCAAAAGACCAGTGTCGTACTTAATGACCTCGGCCTTTGGGTTACTTGCTTTGCGGTCGATATAATCGTAAGCAAGTCGCGTAATTGATGGAGCACCTGCTTCAATAAGCATGTTGTTTGCATTTGTATATCCATCTTTCTCTCCAACAATCCACTCCATTGAGCTCTGACCTAACCCCATATCTTCCGCAGTTATCTCAGTAAACTCTGCGTCAGTCAGTCCGTTGTTCTCTATGTGCTTAGCAACCTTAAGGACTAAGTCCTGGTAAACATACATTGCACCAACACCTACCGAGTGGTTGACCACATTATTTACATAAGGAAAGATTCCAGTAACAAGGGTGGACAAATCAATGGGTGCTCTTGTCCCTCTTGCTTTATGGTGGGTGGAAATATCCTGAAGGATACGGAGGTATCGCTTCATGTTTGTTTTGTCTGTCAACTCTCCGCCTGAACCTACTTGCGTAATATAGTCACGCAATGGAAGCGCCATCTCCTCGATACGAAAATGTGTGCTATTAAGATTGGCGGCATGATTACCAACCCTGTCCATTTGTATGCCCATCGCTTCTGCCATTCCACCAAATGTTTGGTTCACGAAGTTGCCTAATGCTTTCGCCGTACCCTTGAGTGCCATTTTGTTTGCTCCGCGGAATGCCAATGGAAACTCAAACAAGGACATGCCTTGCATGAATGAAGACTTAGGATTGTTTAGCACTGCAAGAGATTGCGTTCCAAGTAGCTCGAGCAAAAAGCGAGCATCCTTGTATGGTCCAGCCTCATTGTTACTGCCATAATATTTACGCAGATGCTGAAAAGTCGTGCGAAGTTCTCCGTACGCCACAGCTTCATTGTGTATTTTCTTAAACTTCTCTGCTGGGTTACTATGCCCAAGTCGCTTAAGCTCGGCGTATGCTTTTCTTTTAATAGCATTTGGGTAACTGCCCTCAGGTTTACTTGGCGGTTGTCCAGTAACAGTTGATATAACAGACGCTAGGAGGTCGAAGGATTTCCTTAATGACTTCCTGCCTTCGGCAAATGCTTCTGTTGCCTTTGTTCCGTCCCGGCCGAATACGGATGCACCTGCAAACATTGCCATCCGAATGCTAGTGCTTGTCTCATCATACATGTCGTAGAGGAAAAACTCTTTGGGCAACCTTGCTTCTACTTGCCTGCCATCAAGCGAACGAGGAGTGTGCTTCATTGCTTCCGACTCCCTTGTCTCTCCCTCTGCCTTTGAGTTTATGTGTCGGGCAGTTCTATTGAGTTCCCTAAATCGGGCGTGCATTTGTGAGTAAAAAGATACATACCAGTCGCCCCGCTTTTTATCATCCCCACGCTCTGCGGTAGTCGACAGGCTATTGTAGAGTCTATCAAGAAATGGCACTAACTTCCTGCCTGATGCCTCCCATTGGGACGCTACAAATTCATTACTTAGTTCGGCACCCCATCCATCTGCATCTGCAGGGCCATAGAACTGACTCTTCCTGCTTCCTGCATTAATAAAAGGCTCCATGAATCTAATTACTACTTCTTCGCTGAAGAGTTTAGTTAGTTCATTACCTATCTCCTCCCTTTCGCCCTGTCTTTGTAGAGCGCGAATCATTTCGTCTACGGGCATCGATCCTGCAGAACCGTCCCATCGGTACTCACCCCTATCTTCGTGAGTCATGTACTCCACTAACGATAGAACCTTAGAGTCGTTGACAGCCCTTGGTATGGTTGCGTAACCCATATCTAATGGCATTCTGTAGAAGTCTACCATTTTCTCGCCATCAAGATATGACTGAACCTTTACCTCGTCATCCTTGATACGATTACCAAGGTCACGATTCGTGCGTGCCTCGTAGTCTCGGGCGGCAATAACTTTTTCAACCAAGGTGCGAACTGCTCTTCTTGCCTTGTCATCTAATGAAGAGCGGTCAGGTAAGTTTGCTTTTTTCCTTACCGCTTTCCACATTTCAGAAAATGCTAAGTCTTCATTGCCTGCATACTGAGGATTATTATCAAACCACCAGAATATCTCCTGGTACATGCCAGTGTAAAATGTTTGACCATCAACATCCAATGCAGAAAGAACATTTTCGTATGCACGATTGAACTCTTTTGCGTGGAACTGTGCCTTGGATATTAAGTCACGATATAAAGCCACCGTTCTTGCAGTCATTCCTGCAAGCTTTTTACCCTCGTATCCTAGTCGTGAGAACCTTTGGTTAACACTTTCTAGTCCTGCCATCCATGCGGAACGCCTAACTGCAGACCATTGCTGAGTCACAGGCAAAGCGAGTGCTGCTTCGGCTTGCTCCCTCATAAGGTCGTACCATGGTTCCGTTTGATATGTCTCCTTGTTATTCCTGAGAAATTCTAGCGTCTTCCTGTTTACCTTGATGAACTCTTTTCTGTTCTCGATTTCACCATTTTTAAATTTAACTTCATATGAACCGACATACTCTCTGCCGGAATCATCCGTCATGATTGCTTTTATCTTTACTCCGTCCCTTATGTCAAAGTTCTCAAGCTCACCTAAGGCGAACCGATACTTATCAGAGCGCAGCTTAAGCATGTCATCGAGAGTCCTTAAAGCCTCTAGCTTTTTATTATAGACGGGTCTTATTTCTTCCATCTCTAATTGCTGGATTCTTGCTTCTTTTAGCTCTTTGAATTTAGTAGCAACTCGTTGGGGAGCTTTCAAAGATACTGACTCTACACCTTCAACAGTTGCTTGGCTAAGCATATCCTTGACTGCATTAAAGAACTCTATCTGGTCGTCACCCAACTTATTCCGTGACATCCTCATGAGGGATATTATATCCTTACTGCTTCTTATCGTCTCCATGAGGGCAACCCTAGCAAGAGAGGCTTGAGTAGAACTTCCTGAGAACCACCGCAGGTTCATATCTCGAAGGGCATCATTCATCTCTTCTTTGCCTAAATTCTCCACCGAACCATCTGCCTCAATGATTGCTTCTAGTGCTCCAAGTATCTCATCCTTGGATATTTTCTGAAGCATATTGAGGTCATCTTGATTCAGAATCTCATTTGGTAGATACTCCAAGTATTTCTCAAGCCTTTGCTCTGAAATATTTACTAGCTTCTGTTTAAATGCATCGACCAAGTCTTCATTGGCGGCTAAGCGATTGTCCTCTAGTGCCTTGAATAAAACCTTAATGCTTTTGGACTTCTTCTCAGCTTGTTCAATCAGGTCTACCAAGGTCGAGATTTCGTTTCTAGCACTTAGTCTAGTTGCCTCGATAAAAGCAACAGCAGCCCGCGCACCAAAGTTTTTTGCGACACTATTACGACCAACATCTGTCAGTCTTATCATTCCGCTCTTTAATCCATATGGAGATAAATTCTTGTCCTGAGCTTTGACTGCATCTCCTACCTTTTTACGGCCCCACCCTAAATCCAACTTGCCGTACTCTTCTATGAATCCATTAAGGTTCATGTCAGAAGGCAGATACTGCTGTGCCTCTCTGTAGGCAGAAGTCATTCCTGCGATTAGTTCATTTAGTCCAATTGACTGTGCCTCATGGTATACCCTTGCCCCGTCATCTGGGCGTGGCCTAGCGATGCTTGAACTGCTAGATTTCTGTTCGGCATAATTTTCTAATCTTTTAAGTGCTTTACCTAGGGTATCGAATCCGTCCTTGTAAGTAGTTAATGCATCAACTGGCCCTTCGACTTCGACAAGTGATTGCCTTAGTTTGCTTAAGTGCTTTTTACTTGGCACCCCCCAAGAATCACCAAATTTCTTCGCTGTAATTAAATCTACAAGCTTGGACTTATCTGAGTAGCCACTTCCGTCACTTGCAATCGAAGCTTTACCAGGACCAGGTGCCATTGCCTCAATAACACCTACACCAGCATCACCGATTAGTGCAGTTGGGTCAGCTCCTTTGACTAATTTTTGTTGTGTGCGTGCGGTTATCTCCCCGAAGTTATATCTGTATATAACATTACCCAAAGATTTACCCTTGAACTTCATGTAGTCGAAGTAACCAATAGCTCTCAACATAAATGGGTCAATATTGTCTGGCAGAGTAGACTGCTCAAATACATCGGCAAATGTATCGAACATTCTTACAACTAGAAATACTGTATGTAGCTCTGCAGATGGCATTTGCCCCATTAAAGATGACATGGAAAATTGTGGTGCTATTATTTTACCCAACTTCTTGCCACTTTGGTCATCTCGCGCTTCAGGCAAAACACCAAGATTCCTGCTCCTTGCAAGTTCCTGTGCTTGTTTTGATAAATCCCTTAAACCCTGTACGGTTTTAGCCTTCCAATCATTGAATCCTTCAGCAGTTGCCTTAAAATCAATAGGCGGTCTTACCAATTCAGTGACTAACTCAAAAAGCATATCTGCCATAAATGTGTTCGTGCCTGAGTCATAACCCTCTATTGTGTCTACTGCATGTTGTATTTCATGTATTAAGACGGAAACATCTGCAGTTTTTGGGTTTAGCCCGATTGTATTAGTCTTACTGTCCCACTCGCCCGCTTGGCTCTCGTCAATTGGCTTTACACTAATGCTTTCTAGTTGTGGGTACGCTTGAAATAGCTCAGGGTGCTTGAGTATTTCGCCGAGCTTCTTTTCCTCACTTAACTCATATGTGCCTTTCGTCACCATCTCCCTAAGAGGACGAAACTCGCCTGTATTTGGGTCTATTATCTCAACTTTCTTTTGTCGGTCCGAAATATGGAATCTTGTGGTGCCATCTATCCACTTAAATGTTGTCTTGCCTCTCTCCATGTCTCCATAGTTCGTGGCTTTAACAGAGGCGAATATATCAAGCCTATCTATTCCTCGTACGTTCGTTTCGTGTATAACGCGACCCATAAGGCTCAGTCCGTCTGCAAGCTCTATAACTTTTTTGAGTTGCCTATCGGTGTACTCCAAAAGCTCGGGCTTTTGGTTACTGCCTATACCTAGTAACTTTGCAAGCAAGTCAACTATCCAATCGAACGCAGTCCTTATGGCAGACTTGTGTATGCCAAGTCTTTTCCTGTCTTCCTTTGTCAGCTTTACGCCACGGAGAAAATCACGCAAAGAGGCATCACTTCCAACCTCGGACAACAACTCATCAACTGATGATAATCCATAAAAATGCTCAGGTCCTGCCTTTTTTCTAAGCAGTGGCAAGAGGACATCGTTGAGCTTTCCAAACATCTGCCCCATTTCTTTTCCGGCAGTACGGTCAGGTAGTAGCTCAATAGCTTTCGCATTATTAGTATAGTATGCATAGCCTACATCGAGAAATGCTTTTGTCGGAACATGAATGCCCTCGTGTACAATCGAGGCCACCAGGTTCTCCATTGGTGTGCCATCAATATCCCCAAATACATCACTTACATAAATTGTTTTATCCCGAGGAATATAAGTTGCCGCTGAGTATCCGTTCTCATTAGCAGACGCTATTCTCGAATATGCCTCCCAATCTACGAATTGCACATTAACACCCTGTAGCATTTTGCTACCCATCACTTTTCTCGCACTGTGACCTAATGCTTCTGCTTCCCTGAAATCATTATTTTCAGCTAGAATATCAAGGACACGAGACATCGCTGACTTAACAGAGAATGGTTTGGTGACATCCCCTTTCCCAATAAATGTACTTATAGCAATACGGTTGTCAGCAAGTTCTTTATCCCTTCCCTGTGCCACTAATGGATTTTCTCCTGAGCGCACTGAGTTTGCCAATTGCTGACGGGCAACCCTGTCTGCGAGCTTAGACGACTTATCGTCTACAACAAGTGGTGCACCTAATTCTATCTGTCCAGTAACAGGACTAAACATATTTCTGAATGGCACACGCTTGTCCAATCTTGCCACATGTTGGTCATCTATTTGCTCTTCATCCGACTTCTTCTCGCTGAACTGAGTGTAGTAGGATTGGTCTTCAAGGTAAGGCAAGTTATACGCACCTTCTGTCGTGAAGAACTCCCTGAGTTGCTGAGCATACTCGGATAGCAAAAGTTTGTTCTCCACCACATACTCGACAACCGGCTCGAGCTTTTCTGGGGCCTGTTCTATTTCTTGCTGGGTTGGTGGATTCTTCTTTAGCTCGGATTGGAAAAACTCATTTTGCTTTTCTAGGTCGGCCATTCTCTTCTGCCTCTCACCTAGTGCTTGTGTCCTTCGCATATTAGTCCCACCTACCTTGACTACACCCGAAGCAGGGTTCTGCCTTTCAATGTCTTGTATTGTCTTCTGTAGTCGCTGAATCTTGGCTTCGTTATCCTTAAGCATTCTTTGCAACTGAAACCTCTGCATGGCAGATGGAGACTTATCCTCAACAGGCTTTGGCACATCTTTTGCCTTTGGATAATTAACAAACTTGTACTCAGTTGGTATCCAGACTGCATTCAGTCTTTCGACCGTGTTGGTCCACATTTGCTCTTGGTCTGAAGATATACCGTATTGTGGCAAGTTCTGCCCGATATGCTCCCAAATGCGTTCCACATAATTCTCAAGTGCCTTAGCCTCCCTTGACTCTAGGTAACCGCTTGGGAAATCGCTTCCATCAGCCCGCACACGCTTAGTTCTGTCTTTGGATAAATATACTTCATTATCTAAAGTCTTTGGCTCGCGAATGCCTGATATCTTCCACTCAACCCTTTCAAAGAATGTGTCTATGTCCTCAGGGGAAAACCCTGAAGAAGTCATTGCGTCTGATATGTCCCTCTTGAAATCATCGTGCAAGGCAGTAACCAATCCATCTTCAACTTCTCTGCCTCGATTCCTCTGCTTTTCTTTTCGCAACCCTAGTTGTTTTATACCAAGCCTGTTTCTTACAATGTTCCTATGGTGACCAATTGTTGGAGGGTCTCCTGCTTGGTAGCTTTGCTCTCGTAACGACTCTACTTGCTGGTGATATTGGGGTAAGTGACTTTTTATCAGGTCTTTTATTTGCTGTAGCCGGTCAGCGGGGACATCCCTAAGTATGCGAGTGCTTTTACTTACAATAGTCTTCTCGGTTTTATCGAGGGATGAATACCCTTTCTTCTCTATCTTTTTGAGAATTTTACCTATAACCTTTTGCTTCTCTGCTTTAGTCTTCCATGGCTTATTTTTTACAGTTCTCCCGACCTTTAACTTAACCTTATTCTCGCCGTACACAGTTTCCGTGTATGGTTTAGCTATGTTCTTACCTGCTTCAATATCGTCGACTAATCTCTCAGCCTCCTTGCCATCTGACTTCCTAAACCTTTCTCGCTTCTGAGTAAGTTTAGCGTCTCTGACTGATGTTACATAATAAAGTTTTTGCACAATATTATCTAGCTCAGCCTCCACGGAATTTTTTAACTCCTCCTCTGTAGCTTTTGTACTCAATCCCATGTCGAGCAATGTATCTTTATCGGGATTCTTTAAGTCTAGACCTGCTAGTTTTTGTAACTCCAACGCTAACTGCCTGCCTTCATACACCCCAGTAGAGCTTTTGGTTAAAAATGCAATCATCTCTTGGAACTGCCCGAATGTAATAAGTTTCGCATCCAATCCTTGAAGGGATGGCCTTGTGACTCTTATTACCTGGTCGTTTCCTCCGGATGCACCTGTTACTTCATCAAAGAAATTACCACCCGAATCACTAATTGTGGTCATCCTTTCTAGTGCCCTCAACGCTGCCCTTGCAATCTCTGAGTCCATAGTCAGAGTATTATCAGTTGGGTCAGATGCACGCTCTAAAACCTCGAGTAAATTGTACTTCTTTTTATTGTATGTGAATGTTTTACTAAACATCCTTTGTGCGGCATTAGCAGCCTTGGCATAGGTTGCCATGTCCCCTTGGAATGCACCAAGAATATCTGTAATAGTTTGCTGGTCGTACTCTCCGCTCTGCTCTAGTAATTGTCTGAAATTTTCTGATGCGGGAGCAAACTCAGACAAGAATCTGTCGCCTAGCTTGATTCCTCCCTGATTATTTGTTTCTACGCGGAGCTTCTTGAGTGCCTTCTTAAAGTTAGTAACAGCAGTTTCTCTATTTTGCTCTATCCATTCTGCTGCTTGCTTTGCCTCCAAGTATGCACCGTCCTGCTTTTTACGAGCAGAAGAGTATTCATTATGTAACTGACTGCCTTTAAATACAGATGTGCTTTGAAAGTCCTGTAGCGTTTTGAAGTATGCATCAATTTTGTTTTCAGAATAGTTCGCAACTTGCTGTGGAGTGGTCAGTGTCCCAATTATTTGATAACCATCTAGCACCTCCCCAGACCTTGCAGAACCTCCTCTTAGCATCTGCCAACCCGCCTTTGGCGTTCCGATGCTATTCCATATCTTTAAAACTTTATTCTTTGCTTCACCTCGCTTGCCTGTCTCTCCTTCGCGAGCTTCTGACACTCTGACTGAGCCAAGAGGTAAGTTATCTCCTCCCTCTTTTACCTTTGTCAGTACAAGTAGTAACTTATTTCCTTCACCACTTGCTGTCTTCCTGTTCCTTCTGATTCCTGTAAACTTACTTTTATCGTACTGACCTTTCTCGTTGAGGTCAGCATCAAGTAAATCGCTTATTACAATATCACCTACCAACAATGGGGGTAGTTCGCCTTGTG